CAAATAAAAGTGAAGGTATTTGGAAACCTACCCTCTTTAGAGGATATATATTGAACCTTATAGAATTCCTATCATATTCCTATAAAAACATATCGATTTTGCATCAAATACCTACCTGAGCTATGGTTTTCCGTATCGGGAAACCTCCCCAGAATATACCTGAACACCTTGACCATCATCAATACAATCCTCTACAATTTGGAGAAAAATATTTTTATCCAGTAATCTGACTAAAAATATGATTGCCGCGGGAGAGTGTATTTCAGTATACTGACTAAAAATTTTTTTTCCATGGAAAGTATAATATATTAATTAATACAGTCCTTTTTCTGTGAAAAAAAATTTTTAGGAAGCATTCAGCAGCAGGCAACGGAATGTTGAATCTACCATGAACCCCCTCATTTACCTGCTATGAGATACATCTGACCCCAGTTATAGTCCATTTTTTCATCCATTCTTATCCGCAAAATCGATAAATTTCCCTTTTAATCCCTCATAAAACAAGTCAGTATACTGACTAAAATAAATTACCTAGTCATTGAATATCTAAGGATTCACACCTTGGTATCCGAACATTCCTATTTCCACAGAAAAATTAAAAAATTCCAAAACAATCATACTAATAATAAGTAAAAATAGGAGAAGTAGAAAGGAAACAAAAATGACAAATGAAATAATTGAACTACTGGAACAATCTGAATATGGCATCATTGCCATTAATGAACCAAATATATTTCTGGATGTCTGTTTGCCGGCTGAAGGATGTGCATCGGATGTCGCAATCTGGTATGATGATAATAAAAAATGCAAAGCAATATCCATCTACAAAGTAGATTATCAGAAAGAAGAAAACACACAAAATCAAGTAGTTGCCAGAGCAAAAGCAGTACATCATTGTTTTGCGATATATAATGCTCTTGGGTTAAACAATAATCATGCAAAAGACCCATTTCGGTCGAAAAAATTTATAAAGTTTTATGAAAATATTTGCGATTGTTCAAAAACGGTTTATGTTGTAGTGGAACAGTGAAAAAATAGCAGGGATTCATCGCTTATTAGTTATACTTAATTCTTTACAAGAAGTTCAGCAGCAAACATTCCTGTAAACATGGAACTTTGCGAAAAAATGGGCTTGGATAAAGACAACTGTTCTGTATCCATTCCACTTGGTTCTACGATCAACATGGATGGAGCAGCAATCACAATCACAGTAATGACATTAGCAGCCGCACATACACTTGGAATCAGCGTAAGCATTCCAACAGCAATCATATTAAGTATCTTAGCAACACTTTCCGCATGTGGAGCGTCAGGAATCGCCGGAGGTTCCCTCCTGTTAATCCCTGTAGCATGTTCCCTTTTCGGAATCTCCAATGATATTGCCATGCAGGTAGTAGGTGTAGGATTTATCATCGGTGTAATTCAGGATTCTTGTGAGACAGCCCTGAACTCATCTTCTGACGTATTACTGACTGCAACAGCAGAATTTATGCAAACGCAGAATTTATATATTAGGGAAAGCATCTTTTTTCTTTGGGAAGAACCGATAGAGGCATGGGATTTTGGACCGGTTGTGCCAAAAGTATTTGAAGAATATGAACGATATGGCGGATTAGATATTCCTACAATCACCTAGCATGTTTGATTTGCAGAAAATCTCTGGGATTCGGAGAGAATATATTATGACAATAGCGTAATCACAGATAAGGACAAAGAAATGGTTCGAATGGTTGCAGATGAGTTTGCTTCATTTTCGGCTACAGATTTGGTTAAATTAACACTTCTCCAAGATCCTTGGATTAATGCATATGCCAGTGGATGCAAAACGGAGATAAAAACAGGTGCAATAAAGGAATATTTTTCTGATAATGCAATGAAAGTAGGAAAAGAAAAGAAAAATGGATAAGATTCGAGGATTTAAATAACAAAATAAGTAAAAGAAAGGTCAGTTTTATCTGATCTTTTTTTCTGCAAAAATTTTTTGATTCTGTCATCCTAATAGTGTATAGGATTTTGTAATTCTAAAAACAAACAGTTACTCAGTGAGATAAGCAAAAGGAAAAGATATCACCTTAAACGCTTTCATCTCGGTCATCGAATGGATGAGAATTCCTGTTTGGTATCTTACAACAAATCAACAATCATCAAGAAAAGGAGAAAATGAAAATGTTAAAGTCAAAGTTAAAAAATTTTAAACAGACATTTGTAGTATTTTTGTGTTTTATGATGTGTCTTAGTCTTTTTACTCCAGTATCGACTTTTGCTAAATGTTCTCACAAAAACACTACATGGAAAACTATTCAAAAGGCAACATGTAAAAAAGAGGGTAAAAAGATTAAAGTCTGTAAAAATTGTGGGAAGAGTTTAAAAACAGAGAAGATCAAAAAAACTGACCATCTTTATTATTTAACAAATTACAAGCCTACTTGTACAACGCCCCAGTTTGTATATCACAAGTGTAAATATTGCGGTAAGTCTTACACAGAAAGAGTTGGTAAGCCTTTAGGTCATAAATGGTCGAAGTGGAAAATTGATACAAAAACATTATTTAACAAGAACACTAAAGCTGTACGCATTTGCAACAGATGTAAAAAGGTAGAAAGAAAAAATGCCAAAGATATTAAAAAATAATGTTAGCAATATGATAAATATTCATACGGCAACCCGAGAGTATGACCGTTGGAAACTAAGAGAAAAACTCCCAGGCAAAAGTTCCTGTCCGTGGCGACGATGCCCCCACACCTGTCTATCGTTGACCTGAATGTAGTTTCTCTTTCTGCGGAGAGAGGGACTAAGTTCGGGCTGAATCTATTGCCACGAAATAGCTCTATATTTTAAGACTCCATATCATTTTGATATGGAGTTTTTTATGTTGTCAACAAAAATATCATTCTACTACCGAGATAAAAAAATGATGAGAAGGAGGTTTAAAGATCAAGATTATCTCTGAAAAAAACAAAATAAAGAAAGAAGGAAAAAGTCAATTACCCACCGCTTAGATTTTTAAAGAAATCTTGAAGCGGGAGCTTGCAAAAACTTAGTTGACTAGCCTAAGTGTTTCGGGCACTACGTTACGGGAGAATACGTAGCCTTACTATGCAGACAGGTACCTGCAGGTGTTATACCTTGCCTGCAGCTCTACGGTATGTGATTAAACAGTCCTAGTGGGAAGGGACAGTGTTGCATACGGCAAACCTCCTATTAACATTGGCGAAGGTATCATTACGGCAGGTGTGGCCGGCTTACCGCAGTAACACACCAATAGAAAGGAACTTATATCATGGTATATGTAGTAGCGAACGATGGACAGCCACTGATGCCGACAGAGCGGCATGGGAAAGTCTGCCGGATGTTACGGTCCGGGATGGCAAAAGTCATAAAGAAATGTCCGTTCACCATACAGCTGCAATACGAATCTGAAAGAAATGTACAGCCGGTATCATTAGGTGTTGATGCTGGGAGCAAACATATTGGAATATCTGCAACTACAAAAGCAAAAGTATTATATGAATCTGATGTAGAATTACGCGATGATATTGTAAAGCTGCTGGCAACAAGAAGACAGCTGCGCCGGAGCAGGCGGAGCAGGAAGACAAGATACCGCCCGGCAAGATTCGATAACCGAAAACGGAAGGAAGGATGGCTTGCACCGTCTATCCGGCAGAAGATAGGATCGCATCTTACGGTTGTGGCAAATGTCTGCAAGATTCTTCCAATCAATCAGATTATTGTGGAAACGGCTTCCTTTGATATCCAGAAGATTAAGAATCCAGAGATTCAAGGGATTGAATACCAGCAGGGAGAGCAGATGGATTTCTGGAATGTCCGGGAGTATGTATTCTTCCGGGATGGACATACCTGCCAGTGCTGTAAGGGAAGATCCAAAGATAAGATATTAAATGTCCACCATATCGAAAGCCGTAAGATAGGAGGCAATGCCCCGAATAATCTGATCACGCTATGCGAGACCTGCCATAAAGGATATCATAATGGCACCGTTATACTGCCAAAGAATATCAAACGTGGCATGCAATTTAAAGATGCCGCCTTTATGGGTATCATGCGCTGGGCTTTTTACAATGCATTGAAAGAACAGTACGAACCGGCTATCCCAGTATCGATGACTTATGGGTATCTGACAAAGAATACCCGTATCGAGCATGGCTTACTGAAAGAACATTATATTGATGCAAGATGTATCAGCGGGAATCCAGATGCCGTCTCGGATGGGACTTACTATTATCAGAAGAAAGTCCGCTGCCATAACCGGCAGATACATAAACAGACGATCCTAAAAGGCGGTATACGAAAATCCAATCAGGCAGAGTACCTTGTAAAAGGTTACCGGTTATTTGATAAAGTCAGATACCATGGCAGGGAATACTTCATTTTCGGAAGACGAAAAACTGGATTTTTTGACATCCGGACATTATCCGGAGAGAAAGTAAACAAAGGCAGTATCAGTGTAAAGAAACTTACTTTTGCTGATACAAGGAAGAATTATCTAATAGAGAGGAGGACCGTCCTGAAGATGGTGGCGAATTCCTCCCCGGCTTAAGAACCCGGGGTATCCTTCGCCTAAATTTTTGATGAAGATGTATTAAATGAAGTTAAAGAGGGTGAGGAGACTACTAAAGTGGTCTCAGAGTTTGCATGGCTGCATGACTCTGGTATTATCCTGGATGAATGTCATGATCTGGAAAACTCAGATATAAACAACGTAACTGACGAATATCAGTTTCTTATCTGGAATAAGGAAAAAGAAGAATATAGTCCTGTGGGGCAATGTCAAAAAACACTAGAACAATGTAAGCAATTGGCTGAAGTATATCTATCTATCGCAAATCCTCATGTGTACGATTTAGCCAAACATAAGATTTGTAGAAGAAAAATATACACGCTTTATGGAGACAGAACAGAAGCAGAATGACAAACGAGGAGGAAATGAAATGGGAGCTATTGTTAATGTAGAAGGAACGGTAACTGTTAAAGAAAAAGATATGGTAAATGAAGTGGAAAGTCTGATTTCAAGGCAAGTATCGAGCAAGGATATGAATTTAACATATGAGATTGTAAATGATACTACTTTGTATTTACATGAAAAAACATCGTATTGGAGTGAGTCGGATCTGTTGGATATCCTTAATACAATCCTTCCCTATATAAAAGAAGGTGAGCTGGCTTATGTTGATGAAGATCATTCCCATTTGAAATATCTGTATAACGCAGAAAATAATAAGTGGGAAGTATTAACAGGAAGACTCATCTATGCAAAGCCTGATAAAACAGATGATATGGGAAAAGATAAGCATAAAGCACTAACAGTAAAAGACCTCTTATATTGCACTGGTGGAAATACAAAAGTAGAGATTGTCGGGATTGAACACTATAACCAGCATTCTTTTAGTGGAAATGAACATTGTCTCTGGAAAGGATTTGTAGGTGATTATAATTCTGCATTTCCACCATATGGACATCAAAAGGTAGAATATTTAACAGTTATGAATGGAACCGATCTGTTAAAACTCCGTTTTAATATCAGTCCTTTCTCAGCAGAAGAACAGATAGAAATAGAAAATATCAAAAAGTATTTCCATTTTTGTACATTTCCGGATGATGGAGTAGAGAGACTTTATCGAAGATATGGAAAGAAAACGGAAGAGTATGTACAGAAGCACTCTTTAGAAGATTTGGATGCTCTGATTGCAGAAACGCGAGAGGTTGAGTAGGAGAAAAAAGATGGGTATGAGAGTAAGGGTATTTGAATGTCTTAGAGAAAAGAATATGTCTCAAACAAAATTAGCGGATGAAACCGGTATAACGAGACAGACGATCAGTAATTTTTTACATGGCAAGCATTCTCTTCGTCTCAATGCTGCCGTAAGCATTGTAACAGCACTGGATGTATCAACAGATTATTTATTTAACTTAACAAATGAGCCTAAAAGAAAAACGAATACGAGTGTAGATATATTCCCACAAAAATTAAAACAGGTAATGATTAAAAGGAATATGAAAGAAAAAGAACTGGCTCTTCAGACCGGTATTTCTGTATCAACGATATATCAATATATAGATGGAAGAATGCTGCCGACAATAGGAGCTTTTTTAACAAAAAATCTTTTATAAAATCTGTCCGATCTTCTCAAGAGATTAGATAAAAAATATTTCTACAGAAAAATCGAATAAGCGAGATTTCTGTCATACTATATAAGAAAGGAGGACAGACTTTATAAAAAAAACAAGAATTCCCCTGCCTCTTTAGGCTGTGGGATGAATTACAAAATTCGTGTAACGTCAGTGGTGGGCGGAGAAACGGTATCCCCCACTGACATGAAGTTAATCCCTGCCGGAAGAAATACCGGCATTCAGCCTCTGCATAAAGGATACCGGCTGTGGATTAAAACAACTATCGCAAAAGTATTAGATATACCAACAGATACGCTTTTATGTGTAGGAGGGGAATAAGATGATGACGGACAAGGAATGTAGATTAATGAAAATTGCGATGGATGCGAGCGAGGTATCCATTGCAGCACTGCAAATGGCACAAGCAAACGGCTACCTTAAAACGAGAGAAGCAAAAAGCCGGCTTTTAGATGCGATCGTTTCTTTGAATTTTGCGATAAATACAAGTGTATTTGATGAAAAAGATATCGCTTATATGGCTGCAAAATATAGGAAAATGGAGGAAATGACTGACAGCGGATTAAAACAAAACAAAAAATGAAAGGATATCATGTAATATTCCGGGATTATATTGATTTTCGCACGGACGGATAGAATTTCTGGTCTAGGAAGAAAAAGGAATATATCATGAATGAAAGAGAATATCCAGACGATGTATGGCATTTGATCTGCGATAACTTTATTGATGCCAAATACCAGATGATGTGCCTGCGGTGGTGTGCCAGAGGGTTAACGATAAACGACGCAATTAAGAAAGTAAAGGTGGATATCGAAGTATCCGAAAACTGTATAGGAAGTAGAAAATATTAATGATAAAAGGAGATAAAAATGCAGGAAAAAGAATTAGCAATAAAAAAAGAAATTATTATAAAAAAATAAAAGAAATCTATTAATAGAACACAAAAAGGAGTTAAGAAATGAAAATTATAACAACTTTGGAAAGAAAAACTACATTTACAGAAATCAAAAAAGCTCTTTCAAACGGAACAGTAAGAGAACTTTTTGGTGGAGCTGGAAGCATCTCTGTCGAAGTAGAAGAAATAGGAACAGTTATCTTTGACATCATCGGATACGACAGCGAGAAGCTTGCAGACAAAGATAGCAAGCACAGCATGACGCTATGGATGCGCGATTTGCTCTTTGATGAAATGGCATTTGACGAAGAGGGCAGCAATAGATGGGAAAACTCAAGCCTTCGCAAGCATATCAACAGCGATGCATTCGTTGAGCACTTTGAGCCAGGATTTAGAGAATTACTTAGCCCGGTTTACAAAAGAAACGGCGACAGAGCAGATACAGAAGATATCTTCTTCTTGCTGTCAAAAGAAGAACTGGAAGACGGCTATTATGAATTTGTTAAAACCGAGCGTGATTGCGTGAAAGCGAACAAAAAAGGAGAAACAGATTGGCACTGGACGCGTAGCGCGAATCGTGGCCCCGCTGGTAACACTTGGTATGTGGGTGCTAGTGGCACCGTTGGCCACTACGATGCGATCTGGGCGTATCGCTTCTCCCTGGCTTGTGTAATCTCAGCGTAGCACAATCTTACAATCGTGCCCCGCTGCGCAGGGGCACAGAAACTGGTTGTTCATATCTGGAAACTGCATATCGTATCATAAAAAAATAATAGTAGATATCTTGAGATTATTTGAAAATACCTCTATGTAAAAGCGTAGGGGTATTTTTTATTATGTTCCACAGTCTGACATTCTATTTTTGAGATAATTTATTGACGAAAAGGAGGAAAATATTTCATGTCAATATCTCGAATCAATCAAGGAAGAAGGGATTATATAAGAAAAAGGAAAGTTTGACAGAAAATCTTTTCATAAAATCCGACCGACCGGTAAGAAATTAGAAATACTTATACAGAAAAATCGAACCAGCCAAATTCCTGACATACTATATATGAAAGGTAAAAGGATTTTATAAAAAGCAAGGATTCTCCTGCCTCTTAGGTAGTGAGATGAATTGAGTAATTAACTAACAGCAATGGCAGGCAGAGGAAACGGTATCCCCTACTGACAAGAGGTTAAGTCATGTCGCCATAAATACGACATGTCAGTCGTTATTTTTATAGTGACTGTGGGTTAAAACAAATCGTGGAAGTTACTATCACAGAAGAAAAGGAGAAATAAGAATGAATATAGAAAATATATCAAAAGAAAAAGGTGAAGTTCTTGTAAGGTTAAGTAAGGATGATCTTGTAGGCATATGTAATGCTTTATATAGACAGACTGAAGAACAAGAAAATAAAGAAAATATTCTGCAGCTTTATAGCGATATGATGATGGCGCGAGATCTTTGTCAATATGGACATATTGATGACTTTTGTTTGCAAAATATCGTCAGATGCCGTAGCGGTATAAAAGGAGTTTTATCTGATACTGATATTCAATCCTTCAATGCGTATCTTGAGGACAATAATATTCCGGACGCATTTAAAAATTCCGACTGGGTTCGGATTTATAAGCGCATTGTCGGGGATTTTAGATGCAGTGATACACTGGCAGAATGGATGAAAGAATAATGTTTTTGTTCAAAAAAGTCTATACAAAAGCGTAGGGAAATTTTTGTTTAACAAATAAATGTAAAAAAGACTCAGAAATTATCAGTAAGGTGGAGAAAAAATGACAAGAGGATATTTTGTAGAAGAAAAAGGAAAAAAGATTTACGGTGCAAAGATCAAGTCAGATGCGTATTTATCCGGTATTGGACGTTGTATCATCGAAGCTTTTGCCAAAGGTGAAGAAAAAGCGTACATGAAAAAACTGCGACAGGAAATGGATGAGAAACAAAGAGAAGATTTAGATCAATATATTTGTCCGGAATGGTATCGTATTACGAAGAAATCAGAAAAAGATGCACATGTACAGGAATATGGATATGTATTAAAAGGGAATCTTCTTAAGGTATATAACTATGGCAAATTATTTATCACGATAACCAGAGAGACTGCTACAGAGTGGGTATATTTATGTGATAATGAACATTTGATCAATGATTCATTGTTATATTCTGATAAAAAGCTCAGACATGAGTATTCAAAGGAGTTTTCAGTATATCGTTACCTGCAAAAACAGTTAGATGCTGGAATAAAAGCGGTGGATATTGTTTTTCCTGTAAAAAGGTACAGTTATATGGATTTAAGTGACAATCATACGATGGATGTATGGCATCGTTCGGATGCTCCAGCTTACCTTAAGTTTTTGAAATTTAAAGATATTGCGAATGAGATTAAATTTATTGCTTCACTGGAATTTGGGAAGTGGAGAGTTGCGATTCAGTTGCCTTATATTCGTATCCCCTTATCTGTCCAGCCAGCAAGAACTGAAACGGGAGTGATGAAAAATCTGCGAGAATATATCAAAAATAATGAAAATGCATTACGGGATTTTCTCTTAGTAAGTAACAAATATGATGAAGTGAAAAAACAGATGATCTCAGATTTTGGGATAACCAGTATAACAGATGTTGAAGTAAATAACATGAAATCTTTTGGCGATTATATAAGACAGTTTGAAAACTATGTAAAAGACAAAAACTGGCTGTTTCAATCCTCGTATTTTTCTGTTAATAAAGCTATTAATAACTTAAGGGAAGAATACGATAGACTGATCATGAAAGTTGATAGTATAGCGATGTAAGAGAAAACAGGATAATTTGAAAGGTAGGTAAGAAATATGTTAAACAAGGAAAATATGTAAAAAACTTGTAGAAATTGCATGAGCTACTGAGAACTTCGCTGTAGACGGGCAAAATAATAAAATATGTGCATGTAATCAAATTAGTTGCGTAAACTGCATATTTTATGTCAAAGAAGATTGTGATTGCACAAATGAACGAATCAAATGGGCTAATTCAGAATACATGAATAAATTGGTCGGCAATGTATTTCGAAGCAAGTCTGATGACCTAAAGGCTTTTTCTGGATTAAAAGTGAAAAAAATAATCCGGGAACTTAATGAAAAGGATTATGACCGGGAGCTTGTTGATAAAACTGACAAAGATGAATCCGGTAACTGCCGATACGAAATTAACTGTATGTATGAAATCGAGTTAGAAAACGGTGAGATTATCAATGTATATGAGGATGAAGTTAATCCAGAATATCATGGAGATTACGAGAAATAACATGAATTGTCATTAGAAAACATCATACGCTGTCTCTTAGAGGCGGCGTATGGTGCAATATGGAAAAACAGAAGATTTTATATTAAGAAAAGGAGAACACATGAATTTACTATCATTTTTTGTTGTAGAAATTCGCCCTGACGGGAGCCGTCTCAGAGTAGCAATTAAATCTAATACTGTTTATAAAAAGATGGTAAAAGAATTATTAGATATTGCATGAAAGAAAATGATACATTTGCAGAAAGTCGTCAGTATGACGGCTTTTTGTTTTGCTCTGAATATTTCATACTAAACATACGAGATGATTTATTGATGGAAAGGAGGATAGAATATAGTGGTCGTCTCATAACTGGTTGTAGAAAATATTTAAATTATAGGAGGATTTAAAATGAAAAAAATATTATGGTTTTCCAGACATAAAATGACACCGGAGCAGAAACTTGCGCTTGGGGATGTTGAGATTATGCAAATTAATAAAACAATCAATTCTGCATATGAACTGAAAGATGAGATTGATGAATGCGATATTATTGCAATCGTAGCCCCAATCAATCTGCAGCAACAGTTTCTGAAACTGGCTGAAGGTAAGCCTGTTATCATGGCGGTAAACGATAGAGTTTTAATTGATCAGGAAAATGGTTCAGAATCAAAAGTAGAATTTCGCTTCATTAAGTGGGAGCGGCTTTTAAAAATTGAGGTGCAAAAAGAAGATTTTGCCCCGGTCAAGAAAACCATGCAGTGAGCAAAATGAGAAAACAAAAATTTATCCATGTGAGCTTTGATCCTGTTTCAGACTTCGAGCCAAGAATTCCTTCAAACAGAGCAAAAGATGAAGATGCAATCAAGAAACGCATCTGTTGCATTCTGTCAAAAGGAAGTTTGCAGGATGATGTGATACATGCATTAAATGCATCTCCATGTGCAGGAGAGGTACTGCAAAGAATAGTTAGTCATGGGTTTGATCCTGTTTTGCATGTGTATGAATTCCAAAGTACAAAGTATATGTTTCCATGGGAAGTACAAGAATATGTTCCCGATGCGATATATTCTGGAGAATGCTGGCTGCTAGAAAAACCCAAGTCGTTTATCCATAAATGTTATAATGTTTCTAGTTTTAAAACGGAAAGTGTTAAGGATTTTTATGAAAATAAATGGGAAGCTGTTGTGAATATTCAGTTGGAAAAGATGAAGAAAAATGAAACAAATTGGGAAAGGTATTGTCATATTTATGGATTTGGATATAAGTTTCTTCGGGTAGTACATGATATGAATATTTCTTTTAAGACCTTCGCTTTATCTCTTGATTTGTGACATCTTTGGACTGATGCGATGGGAAGCCTCGTCTATAACGCTTGCGTTTGGGCGGGGAGGGTTCACCAAAGTGAAATCATAAGGAATTAAGGTGAAAAAAATAAGATTGTATATTGAAAAAGGAACGTAAAGTCTCTACACTCTTCTGGATGAAGCCTTCACTTCATGCAGTACACAGTTGCCATGGACGTAGTGCTCTGCCTAATCTGATAGACAACTATATTATTTAAAAGACTGTCAATGAACAGTCTTTTTTATTTTTTGCCAACTCTTTCATACTTTATATGTAACGATTTTAAAGATGATGGGAGTAAAAAGAAAGGAGTAATCATATCCCAGTTAGAAACCAATAATAAACAATTTACTAAAAAGGAAAAACAAAATGGCAAACAAGAAAAAAGATACTCATACAGCAATCTACGAGTCTGATGGAGCTACAACAACTTATGGTCATACTTGGAATAATAAAACAGTGACAAAAGAACCAACAACAACTGATGAAGGAGAAAAAACTTTTACTTGCACAAACTGTGGAAAGACATGTATTCTTAATAGGGCAATTCTAAGAATTGTTATCAACTACACAGGAACATCCTTTTTTACAAACAATTCTGATGGCTATTTCCAAGAGCATGAATCATTAGAAAAAGCCAGAGATTTTTTGATCGAGCAGTATGGAACAGATGCTGCGATTGAGGTTGAAACAAGTGTACGATTCAGCTATTGAACAAAAAGATAACTATTTTGTAAAAATTATGAAGCAATACGGCAGATAATATCACAGGAGAAAAATTATGGAAAATAAGTTTTTATCTAAAAAAAATGATGAAATCTGCCTTGATTGTGGAGATACGCAATAGAGTAATAACAGAAAATTGCTAGAAAGGAAAATATAATGAATAACAAATTTACTTATACATTTCTTGGAAATCAATATGTGCTGGAGATATATAAAACATCTTATATCAATAATGGAAACTTGGCTATTTCAGCAGTGATTTCCGAAACACAGGAAAGTTTTGATATTTTGACGGTTAATGTTGATGATTTACCATATGGAATGGCTTGTCTGGATACCAATAACCTGCCAGGAATTTATGAAGCTTTAATGGAAGCTGGTTTGATATACGAGACCGGTTTTACTATGAAAAGCGGATTTAATACATATCCTGTAGCATTATTCAATGTAGATGAATTACCTGAATTAGAAGTACAGAATTAATATAGGGTTAAAGCATAGTATAGAAAGGATATCAAAACAATGTCGTTTGAAGAACGCTTAAAATCATTAATGAAAGAAAAAAGAATTACTCAAAATAAATTGGCTGAAAAAATCAGCGTATCTGAAGCATCTGTTCATCACTATTGTCGTGGAGAAAATTCACCTCGCATGGAGATCTTGATTGAACTGGCAAAATTTTTTGATGTCACAACCGATTATCTTTTGGGACTTTCTGATATTAAGAAATACCAGAAAGATGCACAGGTTCGATATGAAGGATTTGACGAATCGGATTATATCTATTGTCCTATCTGCGGTGAAATTGTGGGATGTAATGATGAATCTGCAGAGGATAGACCAAACTACTGCCCAGAATGTGGAACAAAATTACTGTATTAAGAAAATACCATGCAACAAAAGAAATAAAATTACGGATTGTAAAACAAAAGAAGACCAACAGATGCTTGATCAGAATAAACATTACCTCGACTGGCCGCTTCAGCTTTATGCTCTGCAGGAAGCAGAGTTTCAGTTAAGAAGCTGTTTAGAAGAGAAAGAACAGGTGCTGGTAACTGAAGATGTTATCTGTTAGTTAACGGAAGAAATGTTTTGGTGACTAATATACCAAAAAGGATTTTTTATAAATAGATGCAACACACAAGTTATAAAGAAGAAAAGGAGATAGAGAATGTTTGAGTTGTTCAACGGTGTTTCAGATGGTGAATTGAAAGGCATATACAAAGATATTTTAAAAAGCGAAAAAGATGGATTACGTCCCAAATCTTTAGATTCTTATGCAAAAAAGTTACAAAAAATCTGCAAATTTGAAGTGTTTTCGCAATCAATCGATTTTACGAAGGAGTTATTTTATAAAGAAATCGCAAAGAGGTATTTCGCAGAATAATGAAGTCTCCACGTCTATATATTATGCTTTTAGACTTATACCCTATACATAAAAATGAGTTTTTTTCTACGGAAATGAATCAAAAATAATAAAAAATTTATCATTTTGTAAAAAAAATTACGCATTTTGTACATCAGTTCGATTAAATTATATAGACAATAAAGAGTAAATGAAATATAATTTGCTTATATAAAGTTATACATTTTGAGGTGGTTAAAAAATGAGAACAATAAAAACGAATAGAAAATATAAACATTTTAAGGGGAAATATTACCAGGTATTATATATTGCAAAACATTCAGAGACAGGAGAAAAATATGTAGTTTATCAGGCATTATATGATGATTACAGTATTTACATTAGACCGTATGATATGTTTGTATCCGAAGTGAATCATGAGAAATATCCTGAAGTAAAACAAAAATATCGTTTTGAATTAGTTGAAGAATAATTATAAAGAGCAGCGAATAAGCTGCTCTTTTATATGTAAGAAATAATAGTAATTGTGTCGGCGCAAAATATTATTGACCTGTAGCAATAGAAGTATATGCATCCTGAATTTCTTTTGATTGCGTAGCATAAACACCTTGAAGTTTTTTAGCCCATTCTTCGTATTTTGAGTAGTCATCTCCGTTTTTATTCATAAGATCTGCCATTTCTCCAACACCAATATTACAAATCTCAGCCAACTTTTCAACTTTTGAGTTACAAATTCCGGCGAGAGCATTTACATCTCTGGATTTTTCTGAAGCTTCTTTACTGAGAGCTATGTCTTTTATTCTGCCGGTTAACGGCTATGTTCTAGTGGCTCTATGATGCATATTTGTCAATAATACATGAACATATATTCAGATAAATGGATTGATTTAGAAAGTAAAAAGGGAAACTCCTATTACAGAACTTCCCTTTGAGTTTAATGAAAAATTGAAGATTGTGATTTTTCATCTTCGTACCCGCAATCTTTACAAAATCTTATCATATGTTTATATCTACCAATACAAGCATTATA